CGATCGTCGAACAGGACCGCGTCATTCTGGAAAACTTGGACTCGAGCTTTCGGTTCAAGGGTATGAACGGAGAGCACGACGATTTGGTCGTGGCGTACAGGGAGGCGCTTCACAATTTGATTTTCAAATAAGGCTTCAGAGCTTTGAAAGAGTGAGAAAAATGCTCAAGTTTCGCGCCGTCCCGAGGAGGCTCTTTTCCATGGGGAAACCCTATACACCAGAAGACTGGGAACTCCGTGTGGCGAACGATGAAAAGAAGACGCTAAGTCCTCTACCGACGGAAAGATTCACAAAGTCGTTTCAAGACTACCTTGACTCGAGGCTCACCTTGGATGAGATGATGAAGAAGACTGAGAGTCCGGACGTCATAGACCTAGCGACCATGAAGCTCGATGGTCGAATGTTTTACTCTCACGAGGATGGTTTATGGCACAGGCGTTGAGTTAAGGAAAAAAGAGTCTATTAGTATAATGTCAACCCTGAACATATTCGCGACCCCCGAGCTGTGCAAAAAGTGTATTCACTATAACTCAAAGGAAAAGACGTGCGTGCGTTCCATCGTCGCGACGTCCAAGTCCAAGGTGTTTTATGATTACGCCAAGGCGGTTCGGAACGACCCAAAGAGGTGTGGAATCGAAGCGTATTGGTTTCAGGAAGCCGAGCCTTAAGGACACGAAACTTAATTTAAAAAAAATGACAGAGATGAATGACCGTATCTTGGACTTGGTGAAGGAGCGCATGGCAAAGGGCCGGGCCCAATACGGTCACGGTCTCCTTGAAAAGTCAGGGTACGATTGGGTCCAAGAGGCGCTCGAGGAGGCGCTCGATCTATCGATTTACGTTGCGGCTCGTCTTGTTGAGATTAAGAATACTCCTCCTCTTGAGCGTCATTGACCGCGTTCCCTTCCCGTGGGCGGGAACAACCGAAAGGTACGAATACTTTTTCTTTTTAAAACGTAAACCCCGAGGCCCTGTAGGCACGGCCCCGAGACTTCTCATAATTCGCGTGGAAATAGGCATACTCATAAGAGGAACTTGGTTCCTCAGGTTTATTCCCTCGTGATAAAGAGGCACGCCCGCGAGATATGCCGCATTGACTCCATACTTACGGAGTCGTTTCCCTATCCCTTGTTGATACTTGTTCGGTGCCGTCTGACCTTTCCATGCCCAAATCTTCCCGTTCTGTGGAACATAACGCATGTACGTATTGTTTCCGTACTTGAGTTCGGCTCCGTACTTGTTTGTGTGTATACGCAAATTATTATTGTTTCGGGTAACAAACAAAAGCGCTCGACTAAACTTTTCAAAGTTTGTAGGGGTCATATTTACTTTCTACAAATAGATTTATTCTATAGACCGCGCCAAGAGACAAAGCTCCCAGATTGAACCAATCTGGGGACACCATAACGTAGGGTCTTTGTGTTCCGTAAAATGTACACATTTCCAGTTTGTCAAGTACCTCGCCGTTCCGAGGTTCTTGAGAGAGTCGTCAACCATGACGTTCAAATGATCAAAGGGGAACACATAGGCTTCGACCTCGGGCTTCAGAGGAGAATCACAGGGGTTTCCTGGACACTTGATACCGATATTGTCTCCGATAGCTAGACCGACCTTCGAGGCCCAGACCCACGGGGCGTTTGTGAAAAGGGACACGTTCCAGCCCTCCTTGGTCAGCTCGTGAATCTGTGCCGCCTCGTACTGGAAATCTGGGGTATCGATAACCTCTGCAAGGTGTTTCAAAAGAGGCTTATCATAGACTTTTTGGTTAAAATCGCGGGTATCAATCTTGAAAACACGCTCGAGTCCACGAGCCGTGTGGCCGTGGGCCAGGTACAGAACGTGATTCGTCGCATGCGGGTCTTTACATTCTGGGAGTTTCGCCCGAACGTACTTGACGCAATTGTGTTGAACGTGTTCGAGGAGGGCTTTGTCCCGAATCAAGACGCCATCGATATCAAGACGAAGCGACTTCATTGTATTAAGAAAGGAGGGAATTCTCTAAAGCCTTTTTCGCACGCATGTACGCTCTGTAAGCTTGTTGGCGTCGAAACCATTCGAGGTACGCTTCCATATATGTATTTAAAGGTTGCCACCTTTTAAATGGTACAATGGCTCAACTACATGTTACGAAACTTACTCCAACTGCCCAGCTCCCTGTCCGCGGCTCAAGCGGGGCCGCTGGCTACGACCTTTTCAGCACTGATAGCTACGTCGTTCTCCCAGGTCGCCGCGTGGTCGTCTCCACCGGCATTTCAATTCAGCTCCCGCCAGGAACTTATGGACGTATTGCGCCTCGCTCTGGACTGGCCGTGAAGCACGGGCTGGACACGTTGGCGGGCGTCATCGACCCGGACTATACGGGTGAGGTCAAGGTGGTTCTGCAGAACCTGGACATGCAGCAGCCCTTTGTCATTCGCCCGGGGTACCGTATTGCGCAGCTCATTCTAGAGAATTGCACCGTGGCGGAGGTGGTGGAGGTCCCGACTGAGAACACACCTCTGACGGAGCGTGGGGCCGCGGGGTTCGGTTCGACCGGTGGATATGCTGTGACGGGCGTGTAAGAGCTTAAAACTTCAAAACGTTAAATAAATATATGGAGGACAGTTCCGAAGGAACTGGACGCTTCTTCCAAGCAATCGCCTGGGAGGGCCAAGACACGGACGACCAGTTTACCATACGCATATTCGGAAGAGCGGCGGATGGTAAATCGGTTTCTCTTGGAACGCCGTTCCAACCCTACTTTTTTATTAAACCCAAGAAACTTACACAAGATGTCTTGAACTTTGTCAAGACCAAGTGTTGGAAAGCCGAGCATAAACGCGCCAAGGATCTTTGGGGGTTCCAGAATGGCGAACTCTCGGATTTCATTCAGGTCACGTTCAAGAGTCACAAGCACCTCCGAGGCATCGCGTACTCGGTCGAAAACAACAAATGGCCTGAACTCTCGGGTGCAAAAGTGTACGAATCGAATATCGACCCCGTTTTGAGGTTTATGCACGTGTCTGGATGTTCCTCGACCGGATGGATCGACCCAGGTCTATGTGAACCCGATATTAAGACGACATGTGACGTCAATCTCTGGTCACCAAACTGGCGTTTTATTCAGCCAGTCGCGCGCGACGATGTTGCACCTCTCAGAATCATGTCGTTTGATATCGAGTGTTATTCCTCGACGGGTGCGTTCCCGGACCCTCGGAACCCACAAGACGTCGTGTTTCAGATTGGTATGACCACCAAGGCGTTTGGGAAGGACGGGTGGGTCGATCGGAAGTGTCTCTGTTTGAAACAAACAACGGGTCCGGACCTTGAGTCGTTTGAGACTGAGCGTGAGCTCCTCGATGCGTTCCAAAAGTATCTGGTCAAGGTGGATCCAGATATCATTACGGGTTGGAACATCTTTGGGTTTGATCTTGAGTTTCTTCACGTTCGGGCAGCTCTTCGGGGTGCAAGCACAGTCTGGGGCCGAGTCAAAGGTGAATCGATCGAAAAGGTCGTGGAAAAGAACCTTTCGAGTTCGGCCCTCGGAAACAATCTCTTGAAGATGACCCCTATGAAAGGCCGGTACGTCTTTGACCTGTTCCAAGATGTGAAGCGTGAACACAAACTCGAGTCGTATTCTCTTAACAACGTGTCGAAACACTTCCTCAAGGACCAAAAGAACGATATGCCTGTCCGAGAAATCTTTGGGCGGTACGCCGAGGGTGATCCCGTCCGACTCGGAGAAGTTGCCGCCTATTGTATTCAGGATACCGTCTTGCCACACAAGCTCATGGACAAATTGTGTCAGATCCAGAACCAAATTGAGATGGCAAAAGCCTGTTGGGTCCCTCTCTCCTTTTTGAGTGAGAGGGGACAACAAATCAAGGTGTTTTCTCAAATGGCAAAGAAGGCTCGGGAACTCAATTTCATTATTCCCACGTTCAAGCGGGGGCCATCTGATCCAGATGGCCCTGGAACCGAGCCCGAGGGGTACCAAGGTGCGACCGTGCTCGAGGCCCAGACGGGCGCGTACTACGGACCAATCACGGCTCTGGACTTTGCGTCTCTGTACCCGTCCATCATGTGCGCACATAACTTGTGCTTTTCGACTCTTGTGATGGACCCAAAGTACGATAACTTGGAGGGGGTCGAGTACGAAGAGTACGGACCACACAAGTTTGCGCAGAACGTTCCCAGTCTGCTTCCAGTGATTCTCACAGACCTCAAAGCGTTTCGCAAAAAGGCCAAGAAGTTGATGGCGCAACACGAGGGAACACCCATGGAGGCGATCTATAACGGTCAGCAGCTCGCGTACAAGATTAGTATGAATTCCATCTACGGGTTTACGGGTGCTTCCAAGGGTATGTTGCCGTGCGTAGCCATCGCATCAACAGTCACCATGCGTGGGCGCCAAATGATCGAGGAGACCAGGAATTATGTCGAGGCGAACTTCCCCGGTGCGAAAGTGCGGTACGGGGACACGGACTCTGTGATGGTCGAGTTTGATGTTCAGGGCCGTAAAGGTCAGGATGCAATCGACTATTCGTGGCAACTGGGTGAACAAGCGGCCGAACAGTGTACGAAGCTTTTCAAGGCGCCAAACGATCTCGAGCTTGAAAAAGTTTATTCAGGATACTTTCTATATTCAAAAAAGAGATATGCAGGTCGTCTATACGAAAAAAAAGGGGGCGCAGTGGTGTTCAAAAAAATTGACATCAAGGGACTCCAGGTGGTCCGGCGAGACTCGTGTCCGTATGTGCGTGAAACACTCAAGAGTCTTCTCGACTTGATGCTCAACTCAAGTGATCCGACACCTGTGATTGATTTTGCACGCGAGGCGGCTCGGAAACTGATGGCGGGTGACGTGTCCACAGAAAAGCTCTTGATGAGTAAGCAGCTCGCGTCCGAGTACAAGGTGCCCCAGCCCCACGTCACGGTCAGGAACAAGATGCGGGAACGCACGCCAGGATCGGAACCCCAACAGGGTGATCGTGTCGCCTTTGTCATCGTCAAGCGGGAAGGGAAGATGTATGAAAAGGCTGAAGACCCCGTATGGGCCCGTGAACACGCGGTCCCGCTCGACTACCAGTACTATTTCACGAATCAGTTCAAAAAGCCCGTTCAGGACCTTTTGGAACCTCTGGTCAGTGCTGATCTCATTTTCGACAAGAAATTCATGGTCAAGACGGCGAGCACATCCGAGGTGGAGGCGCGGAAAGCGTTTCTGTCCATGTTCTCCAAGAGTTTAAAAGTTTCCACCGTGTAAAGTGTATGGGAGAGCCTTCGGCTCTCGAAGGTGAGGTTCTTAGACTTATAGAGGAAGAGGTGTCTCGAAGAACCCAACTCAAAATCATAGAAACTCTTGCGCTCGTTTCGAAACTCTACGAAATTCCACTCGAGAGACTCGTCAAGGACACGGCCGGACTCGAGTGTACATTCTGCAAAGGAATTTTGAAGAGTAAACAGAGATGTCTGAAGAAACCCAAAGAGAATGGTTACTGTGGGTTTCATCAGTGTCAGTGTCCCGGATACAAAACAGCCGAGAAAAAGGAGGAGGAGGTACCCGCCCCATGGGACTGACCCGACTTAGAGAATTACAACTCAAAATGATGTAATGGGAAGCAAGAGTGATCTTCTTTTGTTGAACCTGACCAAGTTCTTCGAGGTTCCGGAGAATCGTGAACAGCTCCACGACATTATAGGTCGTGGTAAGGGGCCGTCTCTCCGCAAACTCGAGTGGTTCGTGACGAATTATTCAAAGACAAACCACGTGTCCTTCACCGCGCCAAACGGCAAGGTGTTCACTGTCCACGTGGCATACAAGTCCAGTCTGGACGGGTACAGCAAAAAGCTGTTTGACCCGTTCTGTCGGACGGAACGCATCGAGTTCCAAGGGTTGACCACCACATGCGCACAACTGAACTTTCTGCGTTGGGCAATTTCGAATGGAATTGTTGGTGCTCTCAAAGGAATGGAAGAGAAGCAAATCCACCCTGAAATTGCAGAAGACTGTATCCATAATAAAACAGGTACAAGTTGTATCCAGTTATGAGCTGATTCGTATATGCCGCATTGAAATTCAACTGAAGATACGTCGTTTGTGAATTCAACTTTGCAAAATTAAGATACCCGCCCTGATTGTATTCTTTTGGCGTCAGACCAAACGAATATGTATAAATATTTTTGGAAGGAATTGAGAGATAATGCTCGAGGGGTTGTTTGAACGAGTAATACAGAGACCCCTGGAACGTACTCAAAATATCGACATTGTTCAGCGTAATCTTTGCATTGTTAATCACGTCTACAAAGTTTGAATTTCCGGATGGAAATTGCAACTGAATACCCGTCTGAATATACTGGGTCGAGTACCCGTAACTGTACCGAGACGCATAGTATTTCCCGTTTGTGACCGTCTCGTACGACTTGTTCCGAAAAAACCATGCAAGAAGTTGAACTGGATAGTTTGCAGTCAACTGAAGTGTTGTACTTGTACTGTTAAATGACAGAGACGATTCCTTCTGGACCCGGTTCACAATGTATTTGAGAGGTGTGTTCTGGTAGTACAGTTTCTCTGGATTTTCTAGAAGAATTTCCTCTGTAATGAGATTCGGCCAGAGAGTTGTTCCTGGAGGGTACACGTCGTAGGTCGTGTTTGAAGGCAGACTCGACCACCACGTGTTTGGCTGAAAAGTGAACCTCACATAAAGACGCTGTGCCCACATCGCACACACGGGCAAGTACGGCTTTCGAAGACGCTCACGTCCTTTATTATTGTGTGAATGACGCCGACAAAAGAAAAACTCGAGAGGAATTGTGATCGTTCCGCCGACCTGTGCATTCGACACATTCAGAGCCGTCTGTAGACCGAGCTGTTCATCAGCATCGAGAAACATCTGGTCTCGAATAACGTACCAGTCATCATACAGGGTCTCAACGACCGTCTCATTCACAAGGAGGTCAACCTGTTTCAAAAGGGCTCGACCAACGTTCGGTGTGTAATTATTGCTCCCTGGAAGGGCAGGAAGATTCACGGAGAGGTACATATTTGACAAAAGATGCCCCAACTCTGTTGGACGAAGTTCAATTTGTACAACATTTCCTTGATAGGACGGGTTTGGAGGTGGAAAAGGGTAGACCTTTTGGTACATCACAAAGTTCGAGTACCTTTTGAACGTTGGATTCCATTGTGATTTACTCATGTCATCCGTCAAAAGATACTTTTCCTCGGGTCCTATTGCTTGAAGAGAAAGAATAGACCCAGAACTGAATCCCTTGTCCTTTTCTTCAATGTACTTGCTTTCTGGAAACAGACGCGTCCCGGGTTGGGGGTCTTGCCATTCCGTATCCGTATTGAGTGTTCGAAGCTCCGCATAGGTTCCTATATGTACGTTTGGATTCAAGACAACTTGAACATTTGGTACATCCCCGCCAGATGAAACATAGTTTGTAAAACGTCCTGGAACAAATGTAGTTGTGAAGAGAGGCTCTTGTATCATAGCGGGCACCCCGTTTACGTAAACTTGACCCGGTGTGTTATCTGGAAGGCTCCCGTCAACTGTGGACGCGGTAACATAATTTGGTCCAACGTACGTTACACGTAAAGGAACTTTTATGGTTGGCAACCCAGACACTATCCACCCGACAGTTGTTTGGTTTGGTGGGGGTGCTGTAAATGTAAACGTGACGACATTTTGTACGACCGTGTAGTATCCATATATTGGTACCTGCACTCTCTTTGTTGAGTACTGGAGCTGGTTTGGTGGATAAAGAGTCGCGCCCATGGTCTGTTGGCGCCCTTGGATATTTTGGTCGGTATCAGTTTGTAAAGTAAATGACCAGTTATATCCAGGACCTTGTTTCAATGATGTACTCGTAACTTGTATTTGTCCCAATATTCCCAAGAACCCTTCCCCGGTCCACCCGGAGCCCACAGGAACTACGGGCACGTCAGTCGTTGCGTAAAATGTCACTTCGTGCTCCCCCGTGACTTCATAAAACCCACTCACGTCAACGGGTGACGTGGCTATAGGCGTTTGCTGAGGCGTTGGAGCACTCGACACTGCTTGCGGGGACGGTGATGGCGCTGGCGGGGACGGTCCGACCGTCTTGTTGAACAAATTGAATATAGAAGCTTGTTCGCGTCGTTCAAGTGAAAGTACATTCTGGAATGCCCGCTGCATTCGTTCTACAACTCACTCAGATTATTCTTCCACAATTGAACCACACTCGTTGCTTTGAGCGCGTCCCTGTCCGCCTTGCGTTTTGTGACCAAGTCCTGGAGACGCTTCACCTCTTCAGCCACATATTGATACGTCTTGATGTCCATGAGTTTCTCCCAAATTTCATCCTTGAATTGAGCCTTGGAAAGCTGTGCTTGGACTTGGACCAAGGGGATGTTCAGAACCTTGAGAGACCCGTTGATCACGCTGGTGATGAACCTGGCCTTCTCATTGAGCCACTCAATTTCAGAATCAAATTCCTTGAGAAGCCACGCCTTGCGTTTCTTGTAGACCTGGATCCGAATGTCCAAGTAGTCGACCAAAATCTCCTCAGGACTGTTATACTTCCTGACTGCCCCATTGGGTCCAATCAAGTACATGTTGCTCGTGTGAACCGTCTTGGTCAGACCGAGGTCTTTCGGGTCGCCGCCCCAAATCCGAAAGTCAGGCGTCGTCTCTGTCGAGTGATTCTCATACTTTTGGATCGTCCCCTTTTCGACCAGGTCGTCCAAGTGTTCCTTGAAGTCCTGTATCCACTTGCCCGGTGGCAATTCTGTCACGTGGAGTTGGGTCCCCTCCTTTTCGACAATGCCCTCCAAGACCCACGTATGATCCTTGGTCTTTGTCACCTTACCCTTGAACCCCCTGAAGTGTGGGACCATGGGAACCATCGCCACCTGATTCAGGGCACACTCGATATTGTGTTTGATAACTTGGAGATCGTAAGGGGGTACGGAACAACTGAACCCCGTGCCGATACCCTCTGACCCATTCACGAGAATCATGGGAACGATCGGCGCGTAAAACTCGGGCTCGACTTGTTGGCCATCATCCATCACGTAGGACAAGACGGCATTGTCTGCCGGATTGAAAATCTTCCGCGTCTGTGGCGCCAACCGCGTGAAAATGTACCTAGAACTTGCAGCATCCTTCCCACCCGCTAGCCGCGTGCCAAACTGCCCAGAAGGCTCGAGTAAATTGAGGTTATTCGCACCCACAAAGTTCTGGGCCAAATTGACGATGGTTCCTTGGAGGCTGGCTTCGCCGTGGTGGTACGCCGTCTGTTCCGCCACGTAGCCCGCCAGTTGAGCCACCTTCATGTCGCTCGTCAGACCCTTCTTGAGGCACGCGTAGATAACCTTGCGTTGACTCGGCTTGAGACCGTCCGCCACGTGTGGGATGCTTCGCTTGATATCCTCGGCGCTAAAGTTGGCCAGATCGCGGTGCACAAAATCAGACACGGACAGCTTCGCGACGCTTCCGTACGGAATACCCTTTGGCGGGCTCGCCATGTGTTTCGTGAGCCACTCCTTGCGGTCGTCGCTCAGAGCCTTGGCGAATGCGAGATTCATAGACTCATTCATGTCCTTGTCCGCCCCGAATGCCACCGTCAGCTTATCAATCTGCTTGAAATACTCCTTGGCCTCTGCGCTTGTTGATGTTCCCAGACCCTTGTAGTACTTGATCGGGCCTGGGAGGCCGCCCGAACGCTGAGCCTGTGCGTCTCGGAACGCCTCCTCCGTGAAAAACCACACCTTCCCCGCCTTGATCACGGGGGTCACCATAGACACCACAAATCCCAGCTCAATCAGCTTGGGCCAATACACGTGGAACATGTTGAGGACCAGACCCTTGATGTGACTCCCGTCCAAGTCTGCGTCCGTCATAATCATAAGTCGACCGTACCGCAAATCTCTCAGTGAATTGTAGACTTTGCCATGTTGGAGCCCAAGGATCTTTTTCAGACTGCTAAACTCCTCATTATCAGTCACCTGTTTTACCGAAGCGTCCCGAACATTGCGAGGCTTACCCCGGAGTGGGAACACGCCGAACGCGTTGCGGCCTACAACGCTCAGACCGGCAATGGCAAGGGCTTTCGCCGAGTCACCCTCCGTAATGATAAGCGTACACTCGTGACTCCTGTGTGTGCCGGCCCAGTTGGCATCGTCCAACTTCGGAACGCCAGTAATACGGCTCTTCTTGGACCCATCTGTCTTTTTGAGTTCCTTGTCAACCACGGCCAACCCCTTGGACACCAGGTCGTCCAACACACCAGAGGCCAAGACATCTTTGATGAATTTTGGTGGAAAATTGGGAGCATCGGCAATCTTTGAAGTACACTCCGCCTTTGTCTGACTGCTGAAGGTGGGGTTGATGAGGACGGCGCTGACAAAGACAAAGAGGGACGACTTGATTTGGGCAGGCTTCAAAGTCGCACACTTCTTGTCCTTTTGGATATCACTCACAAGTGCCTGTACGACCCTATCCACGTGGGACCCACCCTTGGTAGTGGCGATACCGTTGACCCACGAGCACTGTTGGAACCCGCCGCTCGTGGAGTGACCGATGACCACATTCATGTAGGCCCCATCTGTCAACTTCAGAGTCGTAGACCCGTATGATACGAGGCCATGCATCTTTGTATAGTCCTCAAGGCTCGGGACTTGGATCAGTTTTGAATTAAAATAGACCTTGGCCTTGGGGCACCAAAGAGCCGCGTCCCATGCGCGCTTCTCAGCCACCTTTGCAAAATCACCCAAACCTCCGAACCTCTTGAGATCGGGCACAAACCCGACCCGAACATAGACCCCGTCAGACGTGTTTTCAATGACGGGCGGGTCACACTTGCTCATGTTGGCGTGCCACATCTGGCGGTACGTCTTCTTCCCATCACTGATGACGATCCAAAATTTGTTTGAAAATACGTTCGCAAGTTTCGCACCGTACCCGTTCCGACCCCCCGTCACACGTTGCTCATCGTCATTATAGTTGGAACTGGTCAAAAGGTGACCAAAGATGAGTTCGGGAATCCAGAGAGCCGTTCCATCGGAACCCCTCTCCCGCTCATGCCTCTTGATAGGGATGGCAACTCCCCAATTTTCAATCGAAATTGTGTTGTCTGAAACATGAATATCAATCTGCGTGATCTTCTTGGGGTGCAAAGAGTACTGATCAATTGCATTCACAAGAACCTCGTCAAAGATTTTGACTAGTGCAGGTGATACAGATAGAATAGAAGGTTCAAAACGTCCAGCCACACGCGTCCAGTACGTTGAGGACTCGGGTGCCAGGGATCCGACGTAGGTGTCGGGGCGCTTAAGGATGTGTTCCACATGGGACAACCGTTCATATTGCATTGTATATATTACGCTTGGTACCTTTAGGCCTGTTTCAGGGCGTCGACGTTAACGTTCTTCACGGCGTTTCCAACCGAATTGGCAACTACGTGTGCCGTTTTGTACATGTGATCGTAGAATCCTCCCGCCTGGAGCACGAGGTGAGCCAATGTGAAAATGACGGCGCTTGTTCCGATCGCAGGGCCTATGGGGTCCCCGTGGTTCTTCGCTACTATGATTTCACCAGCCGTCACGATGGCGACGAAAATTGCCGTCTCGAGACCAAGGGCCATCGAAGGTCCGAGACTCTTGAAAATGCCCTGTGTATAATCCGGGGAAACCCGCGAAACCAGTGCGAGGACAATAGCAATAAAGACCAGAATACCGCCTACAATAAAAATAGGTTTTGTAAACTTGGACTCCTCCTTTTGAATCTTTTGCGTCGATTGTTCAGACCCGAAGATCGTAAAGTACCCGGCAAATTCGCGACACACGTGGTACAGGAAGAAGAGCATAAAGGCGAAAATAAGATGGCTAAAAAACAGGTCTGGACGGCCGCGGGTCTGGGTCAACCACACGGCCGCAAGGGCGCCAAACCCGGCAGTCGCGAGAGCATCCTGCATAAACTTATTGGGATTCTCAGCAACATATGAAACGTTCCCATTGATTGTTGCCAGGGCAATCAGGGCGGCAATGAGACCACCCTTTCCAACGATGGCTAATTTTTCAAAGCCATTCGTTGCCCACTCCGGTGGGACTCTCACCGGTTCACCGTTCTTTACAAGACGCCGGCCGATTGTCGTTGCGAGAATGAGCAAACAACACGCGGACAAAGTCCCACCGACGCCTATGCCAATATTGGCAACTTCACTTGTTTCTTGTTTCGGGGCTGGGGTAGGTGTCGCCATCTACTTTTTCACAAGAAAATAAGCAGTGCCTGCGGCCAGTGCCGTCCACAGAACCAGGT